TCTTAATAGACTAGGAAGTGAACAATACGCTCAACAATTACAAGCAACTTCAAAACAAGAAGAATTTGCAGCATTAACTGAAAGATTAAGAGATGGTTTTGTAAGTATAGTAGGTCCTTTAATGGATATAATCACTCCTATTGTAAGTATTTTAGCCCCTGTTTTAAGTGGTATAGCTGCTACAGTTAATTTGATAGGAAAAGGTTTCCAAGCTGTATTACCTATACTGAAAATAGTAGGTGGTGTTTTAACTATTTTATATGCAAAAAGTATAGCGGTAGCAATAGCTACTGCTGCTAAAGCCGCTTTTAATGCTTTAGGAGGATTGCCTATTGTAGGCCCTGCATTAGCTTTAGCTGCTATTGGAGCTGCCTCTACTAAAATTAAAAGTGAAAGTCAAAATGTTAATGATGGTATGGCACCATCATCTAAAGGTCCTTTTACTATTACAGATGGCTTTGGTGCAACAGCAATCACAGCTAAAGGTGATAGTTTAGCAGTATCACCTAATATTTCAAGAGAAGAAAATAGAAATAATAACCCTACAATTGATTATAGTCAATTAGCGGATGCAATTGCTATGGGTGCTGAAAAAGGTACATCTCGTGCTAATATAACAACAAATTTAGATGGTGATAGAGTATCAAATCGTATACAAGCACCATTAGCCGTAAATACAAGGAAGTATTCATATTAAAATATTTATAATAAACAAAATTAATTAATTATGACAAATTCAATATTAGGACAACAATTAACATCTAATTTAAGCCCAGAAGGAACAGGTCAAAATGTACAACCTACTGCTACGGCTCAATCATTATCAACATTACATGATTTAACATCAGCAGATAACATTCCACCACTTCCTTATACAGGACCAGCACCATTTAAATTTCAGGATCCATTAATAGATTCTCAATTAAATACGGATGTTGAACAACAAAAATATACGGATAATTTACCTAAGTAATGGCAATATCTCCCTCTGGATCATTAATAGATATCTATAATAACCCTCAGAGCTTTGAATTCCAATCTAAAAATTTAAAATACGATAAGGATATTAGAGGTGGTGGTTATTCTGGACAACCCTTTATTAAAAGAGTTGCTCCGGATGATATCGATAACCTAAATACTTTAACATCAGAAGCACTTAGTTTAGATTATCCAATCAGAGGTGGATCATACGAAGAATTAGCTGCAAGAGAAGATTTTCAACGAATAGATCGTTTTTTATTATCATATCCTAGAGGTACTGCATTTTTAGATAAGCAGAAAGGTTTAAATCTTTCTAATCCAAGAATTCCAATGGCTAAGTCAGGTGGAGTTTTTGCAAATCAAGCTTATAGTGATGGTCGTAACTTAATGACCCAAGTAGCTGATGCAGGTACTGGAATGAGAAACCCACAAGCTGGAGAAGATGTATTTGTTTTAGAAAGATATTTTAACAAATACGAATATATTTCTGCAACAACTCCAACTAATGAAAATAGATTAATATTATTAAAAGATTTAAAATTAGGTAAACCTCCTCAAACAACTGATGATTCAATTAACCAACTTGGAGCAATATTCAGTAGTTTATCAAATGAAATATCTAGTTTAGTAAGTAGTACTCCATCAATTACCCCAACCTTAAGCTCAACTCAATTAAATACAGCAAACCAATTAGGTATTAATACGGTAACTAACGGTGAATTATTTAATTATGTAGGTGGGCCTGGTTCTTTATATGGTATTGTAGATAAAACGGTAATTTTAAGAGCAACTAATTCTAGAAATGCTTTTATTGATACTAGTAAAGCTAAAAAATATATTGGTAATGATGGTATAGAAGATGATAGAACTTCTATTATAAACAATTTATATGGGGAAGAAGTTCAAGGAAGACCATTAGTAGATTTAGCATTAACCAACCATTTAGGTGTTAGTAAAAAATACAATTTAACAGCTCAACAAATAGGAATAAATGCTAATAATGAATCTGAGACAGCAGCACAACAATTAGGAGATGGTTTTGTTAGAGCAGAGGATGCTAGTAATCAACCTGCTAATAGTACTATTTTTAAATATACTATGGGTTACAATACTTTAAGAAATCAACCTAATGGACCTAAAAATGCTTATAGTTTATATCCAGATTTTAGAAAAAGTATAATGGATCCTAAAAGTGTTACAAGCAGTGATTATACTAATAGTGATGTAAATATTATTACAAGAGTAGGAATAGGAGATCCAGGTAGTAGACCTGAAAGTGATAGAATAGATATTAATAAAGCATATGTAGTAGGACAGGATCGAGTTAATATGCTTGATGTTACATCAAATGAAGATAATGCATCTTTTGGAGGAAATAAAAGAGATTTAGTAAAATTTGCATTTGAAACTATACAAAATACAACAGAGCAATTTGTTAGAACAACTCATTTTAGAGCGTTTTTAACTGGTTATAGCGATAGTCATAATGCTGAATGGAGTTCTAAAAGATATAGTGGTAGAGGAGAAAATTTTTATACTTACCAAGGTTTTGATAGAACTGTAAGTTTTAATTTTAGAATAGCAGCCCAATCAAAACAAGAGATGCGTCCGTTATATAGAAAATTAAATTATTTACTTTCTACTTTAGCACCTGATTATAGTAGTGCTGGGGCTATGAGAGGAAATATAACTAGATTAACACTAGGAGAATTATTTAATAAACAACCTGGTATTTTAACATCATTAGATTTAACAGTAGATGACAATTATCCATGGGAAATAGCCTTTGAAGAAGGAGGTACAGGGGGTTTAGTAAATGAATCTGATAAAATGATAGAATTACCCCAAATCATAGATGCATCAGTAACTTTTAAACCAATATTAACTGATTTACCTCAAACTGGATTTAATGCCGTTGCTGGAAATAATAAACAAACTCCTATACTTATTGCTTCACAGGATGATAAAGCACAAAGATTTTTAGGTAATATATAATAATGGCTGGAAGATATCAAAATATAGGAACACAAAAAACTGATAGTGGTAAAACTATTTATTTACCAACTAAATACCCTACGCTTGTTCCCTCAAATGAGGATTATTATATTATAACTAGAGAAGAAGATAGATTTGATTTAATAGCAGCTGATTTCTTTGGAGATTCTACTTATTGGTGGGTTGTAGTTATGGCTAATGATTTACCTGGGGATTCAATGTATGCCCCACCTGGAACACAATTAAGAATACCTGGAAATTTAAATAATGCATTAACTGCTTTCAATGTTGAAAACGAAACTCTTTAAAAAATGTTATGGCTAATAAATACAAAAACATTGTTGGTACAGCTTTTGCTCCCTATGTAAAGAATCAATTCGATCAAAGAAGAAAAGTACATAAAAAAAATCCTAGAACTTCTAAAGAGATTCTATATTTAACTAATAGAAATGCTTTTTTCAGACTAAGCTCGGCAGCAGAAACAACCAGTGCTTCAGTTCCTACACAAAAAGTAGCAGTTACAGTAGATCCTTCAACACAAATTCCTGTTGGAGGTATAGGGGCTTCTCAAACTCTTTCAAATAATGTAACAGCACAACAAGAAACTGATAAAGCAAACGCAGAACAATTAAAACGTTTTAATGATTCTTTTACTGGGGCTATAGCAAAAGATAACGTATTACAAGGAGGTACAGTAATAGCTGGAAGTAAAAATTCTACTACATTAAGAAAAGGATTTAAACAAACTTATGCAGAAGGAACATTTGATAATTTAGGTTTACAACCCATGCCTGGTATTACAGGTATTACTATAGGTACAGGAGGGAAATGGCAAACTTTAATGCAAGCTGATATTGAATTTATTTGTTATAATTTAGATCAACTTGATATAATGTCTAAACTTTATATGAGTTTAGGGGTTACTTGTTTTTTAGAATGGGGGCATATCCCTTATTTAGATAAAAGTGGTAATTTAGTAAATAATCCTACTAATTTAGATTTTTTTGGAGAAAAAAATAAAATAGATTTAATTAAGTCTGTAGCTAAAAAAAGAAAAGAAACTGATGGTAATTATGACGCTTTTTTAGGTACTGTTTATAATTTTAGCTATCAAGCGGATAAAGATGGAGCTTATCTTTGCAAAACTCAACTTATGGGTGCAGGAGGAATGGTAGAATCCCTAAAAATTAATACTTCTTTTAATATTGATTTTGCAGAAACAAAACTAGATGAAGATGGTAAGGCTGTAAATTTTAATTCTTCTTTAGATAATGCTTTATTTTCAATGTCTGAATTGTTAAAAGGTAAAGGAGGAGAAAATGCAATATATAAAAGTAAAAAAGCAACACAAGGGGAAAGCACCTATATAATGGGTACTTATGGTGTTTTTGGTAAAGTTGGTAAAGATAATTTATTTAAATTAATAACAGATCAAAAAAAGGGCAAACTAGAAAAAGGAGAAACTCGAAATGAAAAATGGGGTAAATTATTAAGTGATATATATGGTGCATCAACTTATACTCCTTTTACATTTAAAGAAAAGGGTGAATCTGGAACAGTTGAATATAAAAATGAAGAAGCTAAATATGGAAATGCTCATCAATATATTACAGGGTTAGATAATACTGGATTAAGTGAAATTGATACAGATTTTTATGCTGGGTATGCAAATAGATATATAAATGGTGGAAATGATTTTTGGAATTGGAGTGGAGAAATAGATGATAATGTTGTAACTTATATAACTTTTGGCCATTTATTAGCTTTAGTTAATAGTATAGGGATATTTACAGAATCAAACTCATCTCCAGCTAATAAAAAAGACATATTTCCTGTGCTTTATATAGATTATCATCCTGATAATACTATAATAAATTTAGCTCCTATAACTGCTACTATAAATCCTTTTATAGCGTTAGTTCCTTTTGTAGATAACATTCCCTATAATTGTTTTTTTGCTCCTTTAAATGTTGATGGAGACAAAATGAAGTGGTATCAACCACCTAGTGATAAGGGTTTAAAAGCTCATAATTTATCATTATCTAATGTAAAAAATAGAATTAATACTATATTACCTCCCGAAACCTTTATCTATGATAAAGATAATCTTAAAGGGGGTAAATTAATGAATGTTTTAGTTAATATTGATTTTGCTAGAGATTGTTTAAGAACAACAAAAGATTCTGATAATAATACAAACTTAATTGAATATGTTAGTAAAGTATTAGATGGTATTAATAAATCTTTAGGAAGTGTTAATAATTTTAGACCATTTGTAGATGAATGTGGAATGATTTTAAGAATTATTGATGAAAAAGCACCTAATTTTGAAGCAATTAAAGAAAATTTAGTTGAAATACCTACTTTTGGACTTGAATCTTCAGCTTATGATGCTTCTTACCAATCTGCTATAACACCTAAATTAGCTTCTCAAATAGTAATAGCAACTCAAGCAGCAGGTGGACAAGGAATAAAAGACTTTTCAGAAGATGTTCTTTCTTATCAATCTTTAAATGCTAATGTTAAAGATAGATTTGCAACTTATAAATATCCTGCTATTTCAAAACCTACTTCTTCAACAGATATAGCAGCTGCCGAAGCAAAATATGTAAAATCATTATTAAAATTATATAATACTATATGGGGTGTTTATACTACCGATGAAAATCCTGTATTAGATAATTCTACAGTTACAAATATGTTAAGTCCTTGGACCGATTTATCAAATATCAAGTCTAAACAAACATGTATTAGAGACAAATCACAGAAAAAAAATAATTCCTCTATATTAATTCCTTTAGAATATACTATTACTATGGATGGAATAGGTGGAATATTACCATATAATGCTTTTTTAATTCCTAATAATAGACTACCAGAAAGATATAGAGGAAGAGTTTCATTTGCTGTTTTTTCAATTAATCATGCCTTTACTGATAATAATTGGACTACTACTTTGAGAGGGCAAACTCTTATGTTAGATACTCCTAAAACTATAGTAGATCCTAAAGTAACTGCTGCAGATTCAAAAACAAAAGAAAATCCAAATAATGAAAATCCAAATCAATCTGTAAATTTCCCTAAAAAAACTAATACAGGAACCGAAACTTCAGATAAACCTAATTTAAAAGATAGTCCAGGTGGGGGAAGAGATGTAACTGATAATACACCTTATAATGAAGGTCAAACTCCTGTATTTCCAAAAGATATAACACCAAATTCTATTGATATTGACCTTACTGTTCCCTTTACTGCAGAAAATGAAAATAACACTTCCTTAAAAACCTATGAACCTTATGATGATGATACTTTTACTAATGGTGTTTTTTCTTTAACATTAAGAATTGGATTTGGTAGTGAAACTGTTACTAGAAGAGGACAAGTTAGAAAGGTTGTAAGAGGTGATATAATAACAAAAGAAGAAGCTTATGCTGATCTTAGAAGAATTCTTTCAACTGTAACAAAACCTTATGTAGTTGATAAATTAAAAGCAGGAGGAGTAGATTATTATAAATTAGATAAAAAAATGCAAGTTGCAGTTTTAGATATTGCTTATAATTATGGAGGAGAACATAAACTTTTGTATAATCAATTTGTAAGTGCTATTAAAAAAGGAAAACAAGGTTTAATTGATGAATTACAAAGAAGAGCAAATTTAGGGATTAACCAAGTTCCCTCACGTAGATTAAAAGAAATTAATTATTTAAGAGGATAATATGACTTATATACCTAAATCTTTAGTTAATAGTAACCTATATACAGGTGGAGGTGAATTTACTGATCCAAATACAGGTGAAACCTATGTTGGGTATTATCACGAAACTTTTACTGGTGATGTATCATCTGGTAAAACCCCAAATAGCCCAAACCCTATAACATTAATTAGAAACTATAGTGCAATCCAACAAAATAATTATATAGTACCTACTCCAGAAAATATTAGTTATTCTGAGCTTCAACCTATTAACCAAGAATTATATGAATCTTCAGGTGATCCTTTACCGATATTTCCAACACTAACAGGTAAAGATTATCAAAGGGGTCAAATAATTAGATATTTTGCTAAAAAAAGAAATATAAACCCACCAAGTATTATAGAAATAAGTAAAAATGCTTTTACAGATTTAAACTCTAATAAAGGAAAGTATAATTATGCTTTATGGACAGTAACTAGTGTATTTTGGAAAATTTCTGGACCTTTAAAAGATTCATTAAATGCTAATGGAGTAAAAACATCGGGAATTGTTGATACTAATAAAAGATTAACAGAAAAAGCAGAACAAAATTTTAAAGGTATTAAACAATATTTATCTGATTTAACTCAATTTTCAGTTAAATCTGATTTAACATTAATAGATGGGTTATATACTGGGGGAGAGGAATTAACAGTAAAATTAGATAATAGCAATTATAGTGGTTATTATCATATAATGGCTGATCAAAAAATAATGGATGGAGCAACACATAAACAATCTACAGGTAAAGTATTATTAGCTGGCGATGCTTTAATATCAAATCAATTAGGAGGTTTAATCCAAAAAGCACTAGGAGAAATAGGTGCCAGAACTGATGTGGTTCCTACAAATAATAGTCGTACATTACAGACACAATTAGAAAATAACATTTCTGGTACACCTGTAGTGAGACAACCCTCAGGAGGTGGAGGCGGAGGTTATTAAATAAGTTATGAATAAAAGGTTATGTATTATATTATTGAAACAGAACAACAGCTAAAAAGGCTACATTGTTCTGATAATGAATGTTACATTAGGATAATTCCCATGAATGATGAGTATCATTCTATCCTAACTTCCCCATGTTTAGTTTACTTCAAAACACTAAACAGTAAGGGATATATGTTTCCTATTAACCATAGTGAAGCTTTTAAGTTATCTTTTGAAGAAGTAATGCAGTGGATAGATTCTAAGTTTGAGAAAATTTATACTCTAAACAAGAAAGAAGTTTTGTATTATTTTAATAATGATAAACTAATTGATATAACTAATGGAAACCTTTCTTTGGTTCATAGGAGTAAGTTTGCTGATAGGATGTATAGTAAATTCCCTAATTTGGACCTTGTTAACTCTCTTGTTCCCATATCGAAGCATTATGAAACAGAAGAAAAAAATTTTGAGGAAATTCGACAGTTTCTTAATGGAGATCCAAAAGATTTTTATAATGATATTTTCCCGAAAGTCTTCAAATCAATCGAAGAACAAGGAATAAGAATACATCCCGATTATTTTCATAAACATTTTAAATATAACGAAAAATCATGGTTTTTACACGGTGAAACCGTGTATACTAAGTATAACCTATATAACCTCACCACTCGCCCAACAAATTCATTTAACGGCGTTAACTTTGCTGCTTTAAATAAAAATGATGGTTCAAGAATTGCATTTATTCCTAAAAATGATTTATTTTTTGAGTTTGATTATGATTCATATCATGTAAGAATTTTAGCTAAATTAATAAATTACCCATTAGATAATGAATCTGTGCATACTCAATTAGGGAAAATGTATTTTGACAAAGAAACATTAACTGATGAAGAATACAAACGCTCTAAAGAATTAACATTCAAACAATTATATGGGGGTGTGTTTGATCAGTATAAAGATATTCCATTTTTTAAATTAATGAATAAATATGTAAGTAAATTATGGGAAAAATTTACTACAGAAAATAAACTTGAGTTAATAGGAGGCAAGGTATTAACTAAAGAACAAATACAAAATCCAACACCTAACAAAATACTTAATTATATAATCCAATCAGCGGAAACATATAATAATGTAGTATCAGTTAAAAAAGTTATAGAATATTTGGAGAACCGACAAAGTAAAGTTATATTGTACACGTATGATTCGTTCCTTATAGATTATTCTATTAATGATGGTAAAGAAACCTTGCAAAAAATTAAACAATTATTGGAATCCGAGGGTTATGTTATAAAAGCTAGCTATGGCCCCAATTATAATTCCTTAAAAAACATTTAATATTTATGGTAGATATAGAAATTAATTTAGACGATTTGGCAAATAAACTCTTTTGCACTTTTACTACGAAGGAAGAATTGGATTCCACACTAGATACAATCAAAGACCAATATCAAATATTATTTAACAAGATATTTGTTCTCTTTGTTGAATCTACTAATGAATACGTTTGTACTTATAATGTTGATTCCTTCAATATGTCTAATACTATATTAGATAATACAATCTTATTACATAGAAAAAAAGATTCAAATACGTTATATACAATAAACGCCCTTAATGATTTAATTAAGTCTTTAAATGGGGGTGTTGTAGATACTAGCTTTAAAGTAGATTGGCAAGATTACAAAAATTGTATTTTGTTAACTACTGGAGGAGAATTAAAAAAGCTAGATACAAAAGTGCATGATATTCTCACTTTTTAGCCAAAGAAATTTGGTTACCAATTATAGTTTTATTATATTATTAACAGTTACATTAAAAACAATAAATAGTTATGGATTTAAATTTAATCTCAAGCAAGTTAGAAAAACTTCAAGCCCCGCAAGGGCAACAATCCCAACAGAAATTTGATAGAAGTCAATATTTTTGGAAGGCACCTCTAGGTAAAGCACAAATAAGATTTGTACCTTATGTAGAAAACAAAGACAACCCATTCCAGGAAGTATTTTTCCATTATGGAATTGGAAACAGAACAATGATCTCACCTATTAACTTTGGTGATAAAGATCCAATTGTAGAATTTTCAAAAGAATTACGTAAAACCTCTGAACCTGAAAATTGGAGACTAGCTAAAAAGTTAGAACCAAAAATGAGGGTATTTGCACCAGTTATAATTCGTGGTGAAGAAAATAGAGGAGTACGTTTTTGGGAATTTGGAAAGCAAGTATACCAAGAATTATTAAGTTATGCTGCAGACGAAGATTACGGTGATTTTACTGATGTAATGTCTGGTTTAGATATGACAGTAGAAGTAGTTCAAGGTAATCCTTATCCACAAACCTCAATTCGTGTTAAACCTAAACAAACACCATTATCAGATGATAATGCTTCTGTTGAAAAATGGCTTAAAGAACAACCTGAGTTATTCAAATATTATAAGAAATTTACTTATGATGAAATGAAATCAGCACTTCAAGATTGGTTAAACCCAGAAGATAGTGTTGAAAATCCAAGTGTTCCAAGTATTACGCCTAAAAAAGAGGAAGGTTATACACTGAATGTTAAACAAAAAGAATCGTTCAACGAGGACGAATTCGACGATTTATTTAAAGATTAATAAATATGGGTAGAAAAAAAGCAAGCCTTGGGGGCGATATCTCCAAGTCTGTTAAGGGAACGTTCTCCCTTGATAAATTTAAAGCAGCTAAAGGTTTAGGATCAACTAATAATACCTTTAAAGAACAAGAATGGATTCCTTTATCACCAGCTTGGCAAGATATGGTTTCATTACCAGGTATTCCACATGGTCATATTACTTTATTACGTGGTCATTCTGATACAGGTAAAACTACAGCATTATTAGAAGTAGCAGTTAATGCTCAAAAGATGGGTATTTTACCTGTTTTTATTGTTACTGAGATGAAATGGTCTTGGGAACATGCTCAAATGATGGGGCTAGAAGTAAATGTAGATAAGGATGATGAAGGTAAAATTTCAGGTATTGATGGTAATTTTATATTTGCAGATAGAGGACAGTTACCTACTGTAGAAGCTGTTGCGGGATTCATGGCAGATCTAATGAATGAACAGAAGAAAGGTAATTTACCAATGGATATGGTGTTTTTATGGGATTCAATTGGATCCGTGCCGTGTCAAATGTCAGTAGAAAAAGCTAAAAATAATAATGAATGGAATGCTGGTGCGATGTCTACTCAATTTGGTAATTTTATTAACCAAGAAATATTATTATCTAGAAAAGAATCGTATCCTTATACAAATTCCTTTGTAGCTGTTAATAAAATTTGGGTTGAAAAGCCTATAGGACCTATGTCACCTCCTATTATGAAAAATAAAGGTGGTAATACTATGTTCTTTGATTCAACTTTGATTGTAACATTTGGTAACATTTCAAATTCAGGTTCATTAAAAATTAATGCTGTTAAAGATGGCAAAAAAGTAGAATGGGCTAAAAAAGTTAAAGTTGCTATTGAAAAAAACCATATTAATGGTATTACAACAACAGGTAAAATTTTAGCTACCCCACATGGTTTTATTTCTGAAAAGAAAAGTGATATTGAAAAATATAAAAGAGCACATCAAGAAGAATGGGGTAAGATCTTAGGTGATGGTCCATTTGAAGTAATTACAGAAGGATCTGAAGCTGAAGACTTTGCTAATCCTACTCCTACTGATGAATAAAAATTACCAAAACATACTCGATAACTTGCACGAGGGATCAGATATGGAGCCCCTACAGTTAAATAGTAGGGTGCTCCTGATCGATTCAATGAATACCTTTTTAAGATCATTTGCTATTATTCCAGCAATTAATCCACAAGGTAATCATATTGGAGGTTTAGTTGGATTTATGAAATCTTTAGGTTATGCTATAAAGTTAATTCAACCAACTAGAGTAATTTTGGTATTTGATGGTCAGGGTAATATTACAAATAGAAGAAACACATATTCAGAATATAAAGCTAATCGTCAAATAAAAAGAATAACTAATTTTAATGTATTTTCAACATTAGAAGAAGAATCGGATTCTGTTTCATCTCAAATGATGAGATTATTAGATTATTTAAAAACATTACCTGTAAACATTTCTATTATAGATAAAATAGAAGCTGATGATACTATTGCTTATCTATCTCAAAAATTAAAAGATGATGTTATAATTTATTCTGCTGATCAAGATTTTCTACAATTAGTAAATAAAAGAATTACAGTTTATTCTCCTATTAAAAAGAAATTTTATAGACCTCAAGATATTTTTGATCAATATGGTTTATATCCCCAAAATTTTATTACAATGAAATGTTTAATGGGTGATAAATCAGATAATTTACCTGGTGTTAAAGGTTTAGGGCCTAAAAAATTATTTAAATATTTTCCTGAATTAGGTGGTAATAAACAGTTTACTTTAAATGAAGCTTATAATAAAGCTACTGAAAAAGTTGAAGAACATGGAATATATGGTAATGTTCATTTATTTAAAAAACAACTAGAGATTAATTACGAATTAATGTCTTTAGAAGATATCGAATTATTAGAAAAAGATCAACAAGAATTAGATGAATTAATAGATACTTCACCATATAATTTTAATAAAGCTAAATTTTTAGGAATGTACGAAAAAGATTTATTAGGAAGAGGAATACCTAATACAGAATTTTGGTTATCAGAAGTTTTTTCGTATCTTCAGAACTACAAGATTAAATAAGTTATGACATTAAAGAGTTTATCACAATATGGGCCTCATTTTCAAGTAAAGGTCCTGAATTCTTTACTTAAAAATAAAAAATTTACACTCAATATTAGGGATGTAATTTTACCTTCATTTTTTGAAAATCAAGCTCATCAATGGATAGTAAAAGAAACATTACAATATTTTGATGAATATAATTCTACACCAACAATAGATTTTCTTAAAATTGCAGTTAAAAAACTTGAAAATGATGTTTTAAGAACTGCTATTATTGATCAATTAAAAGAAATTTATAAATTAATTAATGAAGATCAAGAATATGTTGAATCTGAATTTTCTAATTTTTGTAAAAACCAATCATTAAAATCAGCATTATTAAAATCTGTTGATTTATTACAAGATGGAATGTTTGATGATATTCGTTTTACAATTGATAGTGCTTTAAAAGCAGGTCAAGATAAAAATATAGGACATGAATATCATAAAGATATAGAGTCAAGATATACAATAGAGGATAGACAAGTAATACCTACACCTTGGACAATAATTAATGAAAGATTAATGGGTGGTTTAGGTGGAGGAGATTTTGGTTTAATTTTTGGATCACCTGGTGGGGGTAAATCATGGACAATGGTTGCCTTAGGGGCTCATGCTGTAAAATTAGGACTAAATGTAATACATTATACTTTAGAATTATCTGAAGGTTATGTTGGTAAAAGATATGATTCTTATTTTGTAAACGAACCTGTAAATACTGTTCATTTACACAAAGAAAAAGTAGAAAAATATATTGATGGATTAAAGGGTACTTTAACAATTAAAGAATATGCCCCAGGTAATGCTTCAATGTCAACAATAGAGGGGCACGTACAAAAAGTTACTGATATGGGATATCCTCCTAATTTAATTATTATTGATTATGTTGATTTATTAAGAAGTACTAGCAGTTCTAAAGATGAAAAAGAAAAACTAGATAATACTTACATATCAACTAAAGCATTAGCTAGAACTTTAAATATTCCTATTTGGTCTGTATCACAGGTTAATAGAGCAGGTGCAAGAGATGAAGTAGTTGAAGGAGATAAAGCAGCAGGTTCTTATAATAAATTGATGATTACAGATTTTTGTATGTCTTTATCAAGATTGCCTCAAGACAAAGTAAATGGTACTGGTAGATTTTTCTTAATGAAAAATAGATATGGAATGGATGGAATGACATACCACGCAACTGTTGATGTTTCAACAGGGCACATAGAAATGGATGAAAATCCTAGAGAAATTGATGAGAGTGTAGCAAATAATAAACAAGTGTTTGCTAATGAGGTAACTCAACAAGATAAACAACAACTAAGTCACTTTTTTCAAAACTCAAACAATGATGCGTAGTATATACTATATTTATAAACCCGTTATAAGAAAAAATAAAAATAATCTATGAGAGACATTACTAAAGAAAGAATAGTTTACAAACCCTTTGAATACCAAGAAGCATCAGATTATTGGTTACAACAACATCAAGCCCACTGGCTACATACTGAAGTACCTATGATGTCTGATGTAAATGATTGGAAACAAAACCTTACTAAATCTGAAAAAAATATTATAGGAACCATTTTAAAAGGTTTTGCTCAAACTGAAACTGTAGTAAATGATTATTGGTCAAATTTAGTTACTAAATGGTTTAGAAAACCTGAAATAATTAAAATGGCTGTTACTTTTGGAGCATTTGAAACAATCCACGCTGAAGCTTATTCTTTATTAAATGAAGAACTAGGATTAGATAATTTTAGTGAATTTTTAGAAGATGAAGCTACAATGGCTAAAATTTCAGCATTAACAGAAGTTAGAGATTCTCATAATGGAGAAGCTAATTGGCATGAAAGAGCTAAGTCTTTAGCTATATTTTCGGCATTTACAGAAGGAGTAAATTTATTTTCATCTTTTGCTGTTTTATTATCATTTAAATTAGATAATAAACTTAAAGGTGTAGGTCAAATAGTAGAGTGGAGTATTAGAGATGAATCATTACATTCAAATGCTGGGTGTTGGTTATTTAGAACTTTACTAGAAGAACATCCAGAATTAAATACCCCAAAATTAAGAGAAGATATTGAAGAAGCAGCTAGATTATCTTTAAAATTAGAATTAGATTTTATTGATAAAGTATATGAAATGGGTGATTTAAAAGGATGCTCACAATATGATTTAGTATCTTTTATTAAACATAGAACTAATACTAAAA